GGTAGATCTCAACAGTTCTAGTATTCTAGCAGTAGAGCGGATAAGTTGATCCTGAATGTAATTTGCGTCAAGGCCTTCATTTTGTTCAAACAATCGTGCATCCAAAGCATCAAGGTCTTCGCTGGTGGCGAAGCTCAATACTGTGCCGCTAAATGAGATGAAAGCCATGATGTCAAGTTCCGATCAAGGGTTGATGCTGGAGTTGTTGTTGAGAGCACGACCATAATTGGTCTGTAGCAACCCTGTGCCATAATAAGCAGAACAAACAATGTCATCACCAAGGAAAGCAGCACGACGCTGTGTTTCAATTGCGATATCACCAATCATACCAAGACCCATAGCATCACGCTGGAAAATAGCACCCAGGTAGTTGCCTGCACTGCCAGAGTTGGCAATGTTGCTGGTTTGATACACAGGAATTCCTGCGAGCATACCAATAAAGCCTGTTCTCATGGCTTCATTTGCGTTGTCACCGTAAGCACCTGCTGTGAATGGAGTGTTGCCTTGTGTGGTCAATGCTGACTTCAAGTCGAATGCAATTTCAGGATGAATCACACAAACCATGCCTTCCATTGGCACAGCATCAGCTTGCAGTTTGGCAACTGCTGTGAAGATTTGTGCGGCTGTGATAACAGTTGTGCCAGCAGTGGGTGCTGTGAAGCTTGAGAACAAGGCTGTCAAGTCTGTGTCCATCTTGCGAGCAACTGCTTCACCAAACAATTTGCCTAGGTCAGCAACCACATTTGATGCGGCTGACACACGGGCTAGGTCTGTTAACAGTGTGCGGATAGCAACAGGACGAACTGTGAGTTGTGCTGTGTTGGTTGATACTGCTGTGTTTGTGACTTCATCACCTTCAGTGACAACGGCTGCTGTTTGGATTGGGTAAATTGGCACATTGACATTTTTACCTGAGCCAGCTGGCAGAGTGTAGTTTTTTACCAAGCCACGCATGATTGATCGCTCTGATGCGACAAACATGGCTTCTTGGATGATCTCGGGTAAGAGGTCGTTTAGTGTTGTTGTGGTTGAACCGGCCATAATATATTTTCCTTAAATTTTAGGCTAGACCGCTGGCTTTGCGATATTGTGCATATAGCTTGCGGTCTTCTGGACTTTTCATATCCAGTTTGGTGATATCGACCTTGTTGCTTGTGCCTCCTCTACCCACATTTGACTGTGTGTTTGTGGTAGCAGGTGCGGCTGAAACAAAATGCGGATTCGAATCTAAAAATTCCCGCACTAGGTCATCAACTGCAAGTGGTGCTCCAGAGTCCGTGTAACGAACAGCACCTTTGGCATCAACAATCTCTACATCACCTTCTGAGTTGAGTCTAAGGTTTGGTTGCAACAAACTACGCACTTGATCAGGATTGACGGCACGATACTTTGCGGCAGCATTCAACACCGGAGTGTTGACCTTATACTCTTTGATGATTAAATCTCTTTTGGAGATCTCAGCATCTTTTTTAGCAGCCATGTCTTGCAGGGTCTTTTCAAACTCACCACGCTTGAGTTGTTGTTCCTGAGCTCGCTTTTCAGCCTCAGTCTTTAACACACGCAGTTGATCTGGATCACCTAGGTCTTCATAGGGTTTTAACAATTTCTTTTCCAATGACCCCTTCATGCGGGCCATCATGTTGTCTACCTCTTGTTGACTGTAAGTCTTGGTTGCTGTAGCCTGATTTTCAGATGTGTCTGCGGCACCAGTTGCCTCATTTGCCAATGTATTGTCTGACATCGTTGCATCGCCTTTTCATAAAAGTTAGTAGTATATTTATAGATTATACAAAATCTCGGGTATTACTTGTAGGGTCTTGGCGGTTTTGGACGCTTCTTATTCTTTTCTGTTCGCATGCCGCGGGCTGGTAAGGGTCTTGTCATGATTTCTCCAATTGATTAAGGATACTCCTGGACCAGGCCAATCCTGCGGGTCCACCCCACAATAGATAGGCCTGTGTGCCTGGAGTTTCAGAACCGGGTTTGTAATACACCCGGGCTCTGCTGAGGAAACTGAATGTTCTGCGAACAGTGTCTAGACTAACTGGTTCACGGTTGGCAAATTGATTTGCACGGGCTAGGCCCACTGCTGTGCCGCCACGACTGCTACGAGGTTGCTGTGCTCGCATGGCCAGGCCACGACGGGCAGCCGCTGCCATTTGCTCTGTGGCACGGTATGTGGCCATTAGAGCTTTTCACCTGGGGGTGGTCTGTAGCCTGATCTATAGGCAGCTTGCCCTTGACGGGTGGCCCGTTCTTTGGCATCAGCACCTGTGTAGATCTTGCCTGTTGTGCCCCAGCGGTAACCAGTTTTGCCATTGGGTCCAGGAACTCTCTGAACAGGCATTATGAGTCCTCCCGCATGTGTTCGATCTCTTCTTCAATAACACCTTCCCAGGCTCTGCACCACCAGGTGGCGTTGACAGTTTCATCCCACTTGGAGCAACCAGCTGTGATTGGATCAAAGTATGAGCAGTTGGCACAGTTCTCTCCTGCGGGCACACCTGGTGTGTTAGCAGGAACATAGGCATTGGGCAAGCCATCTGTGTTGGTCAAATACTTTGCTGGCTCTTCTTTGCCCAGCAGTTCCAAGATCTCATAATCAATCACCTTGAACACGCCAGGATCAGTGGCAGTCTCTTTGGCAATCCTTAGAGTCTGCATGTTGTTCTCTACATCACGAATGTTGAATGATCCAGGATACTCCACATGACCTGTCCACTCAGTGCCTTGATAGTTGGCAAATATGCTCCAGATTTGTTCTTCCGCAAGTTCTAGATTGTCTGCCTTGGCACTGAGTCGTGCATTCAGCAATTGGAATTCTGTTTGCATGGCCACACCTGAAAGTGTTCTTGACTCAGTAGCACGAATGGCACCGGTGTTGGACATCTTGTCTATGACCTCAACTAGGTTTTGTTTCACATCTAACATGGCTGAAAGTTCAGCACCATTGTAGTCCAGGATATAGGGTTTTAATCCTGGATCTAAATTGTCGGGCATTTGTATGATTGAGCCTGCACCAATGCCTGCTTGTGTCTCAGGTGTTTTCACAAGTGAGGGGTGGCTGTCAATGCGAATTGATTGTTCTATTTCTGAGTTGATGTTGTATAACATTCGTTGTGTGTCAGCAATGTCTGTAATATCACTCACACCAATACTGCGAACATTTGATCTCAAGTTGTAGGCACAGATGGCAGGAATGTAACCTAGACCATTTGCTTCAGTAACATCGCTTGTGATGGCTTTTTTCTTGTTGTCAATTGAAATAGTTTGTATGGTGTCCGGTGTCCAGATCTTGATTGTTTGACCTGAGTCTGTGAACTCTTCAATGTATTTGAGATACACCAATTCATAAACACCTGTGCGTGATCTTTTCCATTCCCAATCAGTAACAGCAAGTGGAGTCATTAGGTTTAGGTAAGGACGCACACCCAGGGCCTGTTCATCAGCCAGGGTAATGGCACCTGTGTTGGGTTTGGCCACAAGTATCCAACAAGCACCAAACACACTGGCCCATGTGGCCACATCTTTCATAAAGCTGTTCATGCTACGACCATCAAGGTCAGCATCCTGTAGAAAGCTCAACACTTCAGGTGAATTGCTGAGTGTGCCAAACTCACGATCAGGTTCTTCTCTAAACAAGAATGAATTATACACCTGTATGGTCGAGGCACAGTGATTGTCTAGTGGTGTTGAATAAAGTCTGGCTTGATACTCTGCGGCTGTCTCCAGCTGATATCTTGTGAGGTAGGCACCTTCACGATACTCTTGCCCGCCCATGTAGCTCTGATAAAGATACTGCCAGGTGGTTCTGAAACGATTGTATTCTACATTGGCACTGAGTGCTTCTGAGATCTGTTCGTCTATTGTTTGATTTACGCTCATGCTTTTGCTCCAATTGAGTGACCCCAACGCTGTGGTGCCTGGGGTTCTATGTTGCGGCGAACAGGCCACACATAGTCGAAATAATATCTGGCTGCATCTGTAAGGTGATCGTAGCCGCTGTCTTTGTCTGGCTGTGAGGTGCCAGGTTTGTAGTTGTGTCGTTCAAGACACTCTATGAGTCTTCTGCACCGTGGATCCACAAAGAATCTTTGTTCGCCAAGGCTGTTGCACAACATACTATTTACAGCATTCACTCCGTCCTTGATGGCATTGTGTGCTCTAGGTGCTAGGACCTTGAAGCCTGCGTTACGCAAGATGCTGTGGTCTGTAACACCCGTGGCAGCCTTGGTTGAACCTGCTGAACCTGCTGGGTCTGGATACACTGTGATTCGTTCTGCACGATGTTTGTTATACCTTGTGCGGATCTCTTCCACCAGTTCTTGTGTGTTAGAGCCGTATATTTCAATTTCGTCAATTGCCCACACATGATTACCACTCCTTGCAAATACCACTGCTGAGATGGGATTCAAGTTGAAGTCACAACCTATTTCAATGGCTGAAGGTATTTCACCTGACCATGGTTGAACATTCTTGAGTCTATCAAACGCATACCATACGCGATTGCCTGCAGTGACAAATGTGGCTTCAAACTCCTGCTGGAATGTTCTTGCATCCAACAGCTTGCGAGCTTGATCTATTTCTAGTTCATCAACATTGCCGCCTTGCAATGTGGTGTATTGAAAACTTGACCATGTGTCAGGATCCTCTTGAGGCATCTGATACAGATCATATGACCAATTGCTCATGCCTCGTGGTGTGCCAATGAACAAGGCCCGGCCTTGTTTGTCAGCTAATGTGGGTCGTAGCACTTCATAAAATGCTTCAGGACCAATGTCCGCAAACTCGTCCATCACAAGAAAGTCTAGGCCAACACCACGCAGGCTGTCTGCATTGTCAGCACCTTTTAAACTGATCCTGGATCCATTCTTGAGATCAATGCTGAGTTCACTTTCATTCACACGCTCACACCAGTTGAGGTCTTGTAGTTTGTATTTGAGTTTACGCCACACAATCTGTTTGGCCTGACGATAGGTGGGAGCAACAAACCAAACTTCTCGTCTGGGTTCCGCTGCCTCTTTACACAGTTCTCTAATGGCCA